GTGGCCCTGGCGCGGATACCGCCGCGCATATCCGCGGCCTTGGCGTAAATGGTCATCTGGTCGACCGGACCCTCGCCGGTCACCTCATCGACCACGAAGGTCCCCATGTCGATCAGGCCGGTTTCCTTAAAGCCAATGGCGATTTCCAGCTTGGCCCCGGTCATGGGCAGCTCCACCCGGTAATCGCGGTCATCGATGACGATCCGGGCGGCGTCGGAGCTGGAGCCCGCCTCGTCTGTAATGCTGAGGCTCAGGAGCCGGTCGGCCAGGAGCGCGGTTACATCCGCGCCGTCGGCGGTGACGCGAAAATCCACCCTCATGACGCACCCCAGAGACGGATGGGCCTGGTCACGGTCTGGGCGCTTGTGTCGGGCAGAACGATCTCGCGCCCCATCGGCAGGATCGGGCCAAGTTCGGCCAGTCCCGGATTGGCATCATGGACCTGCTCGACCATGTCTTCGTTGCCGTAATGCTTCCAGCAGATGGCATCCAGCATATCGCCCTGGCGGGTGCGGTAGATGATCATGCGCGGTCCCTCCCGTAAGCCTGAAGGGTGATGGAAAACTCGATCTTCTTGGGCGCGCCGTCACGCATGAAGACGCTCTTTTTCTCCTCGACCCGCACGATGACCCATTTCTTCCAGATCCAGCCCAGGCCATCCACCATCATCATCGGCTTGCCGGTGCCCGCGCGCAGGCGCATCAGCTCGACCTGGCGCAGGCCGCCCCTGAAATGCGGATAGATCACGCCTTCGATGGTAACCTCGTCGGCATCGGGGCCGACATAGTGCATGGCGGGCGCGCGGCCCACGCGCTCGGCCTTGGACCAGCGGTAGGCGGCACTGCGGCTGAGCGCCTGGTAGGACGACCCGGTGATGCCGAAGCGAAAGACGCCGAGCGCCATCATGACCATGCCCGCCGCCATCAGAAATCCACCCCATCATGCAAATCGCCGCGCCGGTCATCCTGCAACGCCTGCAGCTGGCGGCGCACCTCACGGCCAATGGCAGCCGGATCCATGCCCGGTGCGGCCTGAATAACGATCTGACCGACCTCGATGGTGGTGTTGCCCTGCTGCTGTTGAACCGGGGCCGACAGCGCCGGGCGGCGGTCGAGCCGCGTCTCCAGAAACGACGTGTCGGCGGCGGCGGCAACGGGCGCACTGAGCGCCGCCGCCGCCATCGCCGCGCGGATCACTCGGGTCGGCACGATGGAGCCCGAAACGCCGGGAATGAACATCTCGCGGCCGCGTTCGCCCACAAGGTAGGGCTGGCCCGCCCGCACCGGCCCACCTGCGTCGCGGCCAGCAAAATCCCCGAACTCATCGACCGGATTGACATACTGAGACGGTGGCAGACCGCCACGTTGAATATTTCCATTGATGAAATCGAGCGCCCATTGCGGCATGATGCCCGCCAGATAGGAGGTGATGTCGGCGACAAGCTGCGTCACCAGCGAGCGCATCCCGTCCCAAAGCGACTGAATGAGCGTGACGCCGGTGTCCCACAGGCTGAAGTCAGCGAAGGCCTCGACGATCTCCTCAGGCACGCCGACGAGCTCCATTACATAGGCAATCAATCCCTGAAGGCCTTCTGCCGCCAGGGTGAACGGGTTGAATTCCGCGAGCGCGGCAAAGACCCCGTTCAAAAGCCCCTCTTCGAAGGCCGCGCGCACCACTTCGACCTTTTCGCGGAACCAGGTGACGATGGCAGCCCAATTGTCATAGACGGCATAGGCGAGCGCCGCGATTGCAGTGACGGCCAGCCCGATCGGATTGGCAAGGGCCAGGCGGCCAATCCAGAGGATAGCACCGCCAATAAGCCGTAAGCCGCCCAGCACCCATATGAGCGGGCCGCGCGCCAGCCAGGCGAAGAGACGTCCCACTGCGCGGACAGGTGCCATCGGAAAAATCCAGACCGCGCGCAGAACGACCAGCAAGGCCATTATCTTGGCCAGGCTGCCAATCAGTCCCCGATTAGCTCCGGTCCAGTCGAAGATACCGGCGATGGCACCGCCGATGGCCTCCCCCACGGCCACGCCCCAACCGCGCCATTCTGCCTCGGTTGCATCAAGTGGTCCCAAGATCTCCAGCAGCCACTCGCCGAGCCTCTGAACCATGTTGAGAATTCCGTTGAGGATCGGTGCGGCGGGGCCCAAGGCCTTGCGGAACGCGGTCCAGAGATTGACAAAGAAAATCTTCAGGCCGGACCAGTTGTTGTAGATCCAGAGGCCCGCCGCGGCGATACCCGCCAGGAGCAGGCCGATACCCGAGGCGATGAACGCCATGCGGATGGCCCAGATGGCCCCGCGCACCCAGGCCAGCGGGTTGAGCAAAGCCAGAAGCCCGGCCGCCACGCGGGGCAGGATGGCAATCAGCCAGGATCCGCCGCGAATAAGCTGAAGCACGGGAACGAGCGCTGACAACAGACCCCATCTGAGCGCGATGGAGGCGGCCCGGAAGGCCAGCATGCCAAGCGCCACGCGGGCAATGAGCTGGATCAGTTCCGGATGCGCCGCCGCCCAGTCTGTAATCGAAGTAATGATCGGCTGGATAGCCTTGAAAAGTGCGTTCAATTCCGGCAGCAGAACCGAGCCAATGAAAACAGACATCGCCCGCACGAAGTTCATCGTGATGCGGAGCGCGTTGGCTGTAGTCTCGGTCTGAACACGAAACTCTTCCAGCATCGAGCCCGCGTAGTCGGCGGGCTCGGCAACCAGCCCGAAGGCTTGGTCGAGCAGGCCAAGATTGGCCAGCAGCGGCGCGATTGCATCCGCGCTCTCGCGGCCGAATATCTGGGTCAATGCAGCGATCTGGGTGTATTCGGGCAGATCCGCCAAAGCGGTCATCACATCGTAGATCGCGCCCTGGGCATCGACCTGCATGCGCTCTGCCATCTCTTCGGCGTCCAGACCGAGGCGCTGGAATACTTCTCGTTGAACATCGGTTGCGGCCGCGCCCGCCGTCATTGTGGTAATGAGGTTCTGCATGCCCGTCGCGGCCACCTGCGGCGCGGCCCCGCCTGCCAGAAAGGCCGCCGAAAGCGCCACGGTCGTTTCCTGCGAAAGGCCCGCGGCCTGCGCGAACGCCCCGTTGCGGCGCACCATTTCCACGATCCCCGGTGCGCTGGCATCCATGTTGTTGGACAGGTAGTTGATGGCATCGCCGAACGCGAGCGCCTCGTCCCGGCTCATGCCCAAAGTAACGCGCCAGAGCGCCATGCTTGCACCGGCATTCTCGGCCGAGATGTCAAAGGCCGTGCCCATCTGGGCCGCATCCTGGGCAAAGGCCAGAAGTTGCGCGCGCTCCTCGGCATCGGGCAGGGCATTGTCGATCACGCCCGCCTGGCCGGCGGCCTCGATGATGGCAGCGATACCCTCTGCCGCCATCGGCAATCCGCCGGAGGTCGTCAGATCGAGGATGTCGCGTTGCATCGCGGCCAGGCCCTCGGGCGTGTCGAAATCGACCACCCGCCGCACGCCCGCCATTGCGGTCTCGAACTCGACCGCCGGGCGCATCGCCTGGTAAAGGGCAAACCCGGTCGCGGCCACGCCCATGGCCTCGCTTTGCAGCGCCTGACGGCGCGCCATATTGGCGGCGAGCTGGCGGTCGGACCAGGCCACTCCGGCCCGCCCGGCCCGCTCGGTGGCATCTCCGATATCGCGCACCGCGCCGATCACCGCCCGCGACGGGGCGGTCACCTGGTCGACCAGGCGCAGGATCAGCGCGACATTGAGATCGGACATGGCCAGACAGCCTCTTTACTTATGCGCAGCCTCGTGCCGGGCGCGGGCCTTTTCCCGCCAGCGGGACAGATCTTCGACCGACATTGCGGCCATCACATCGGGTCCCCAGTGAAAGACCATGGCAATATCGGCCATCGCATCCTCCACGTCGGCGACCAGCTTCAGTCCTGCATCGCCTGCAGTTCCTGAAGCTGGCCCTTCCGGGCGAAAAAAACCACGGTCCTCGATGCCAGATCCATCAGATCCTCTGGCGGCAATGCAGCAACCTGTGCCTCGTCGAGCGGAGGAGTGGTGATGCGCGGCAGGAGCCGGATCATTGTGGAGACGTCCATCTGCATGATATTGGCCAGATTAAGGCCGCGCAGTTCGCCGCTGTTGGGCTTGCGCAGAGTGACCTTCGTGACTTTCTTCCCATCCACCGTGGGTGGCTCGGACAGCGTGACGGTATTTGGATCGGCAGCATTACTCATGGGTTTAAAACCTCATTAAACGGGGGAACGATCCGGGCGCGGAGGCCGCGCCCGGATTGGGTTTCAGGAAGGCTCAGAAGCCCATTGCCGCGCGCTGAGCGGCCAGCTGGTCGACGCCGCCGATAATGCGCTTGCCCGCCTCCAGATCGAGCAGGACCAGCTCTTCGCCGTCTTTTTCCAGCTGGTAGTAGTCGACGGCGAGCGTCAGCTTCAGCGGCACGTCGGAGCCGGGCTTGAGATCGGCCATGTTGGTCACGGTCCAGCGCCCGCCGATGGTGCCGATATAGGCATCGGCGCTGTTGTCGTGCTCGCCCTGGGCCACCGGGCGCAGGGTCATGCGCTGGCGGGTGGCAAACATCTTGATCAGCTCGGGCGACCATTCGGCCAGCGTCACTTCGGCGGTCATCGCCTCCATGCCCATATCGATGGCAATGGGGGCGTCCATGCCGCCGCCACGATGGTTTGCGGTCTGCAGTTTCAGCTCGGGCAGTTTGGCCTCGAGCGCGCGGCCGGCGTAAGAGATGCCGTCGATGAAGGCGTTGAAATTGCGGATGGTGCGGGGGTATTGCTGCATGGTTCAGG